TCCTGTGGATGCATAAGACTTTTTAGTTCATCATCAGAACTAATCATCCCGCAAGCTGGAAGAAATGAGTTTCCTGCAATAGATACAGTCGGTGCGACTATAAAAAATTCCCCAGATTGGCGCCAGTTCAGGATAAGGGCTGTCATCATAATCGCTGCCGACATTCCAGATTTATCATTCTTTTTTGCCACCATGACAAAAAACTCTCGAATAAGTCGGCGTCCACTTTCGGGATCACATGAACCAAAGATATGCGACACGAGATCGAATTGCCACTTACGGCCAATTTGTCCATAGGTAGGACAACCAGGAAC